CTGAGATAACTTGGGGTGGTCGTTCATGACAACAGAGACAGAAGTTAAAAAAGAAGAAAAGAAAGAGGTTAAAGGGAGTATTTGGACTGAAGAAGAAAAAGGATCTATGAAATCTAAATATGGGAATGAAATTCTTGTTGAGGATGGATCACAATCTGATTTATCTACGAAAAATGCACCAACTGATTCTTATATTGTGACCTATACCCACGAGGAGAAGGTTCGTAATGACCTTGTAAGGGGTACTAAAACGAGTTTATTTGATATGTACTGGGATAAGTTTAAAGGTGGTCTAACGTCTATTGAATATGGTATGGGTGCTATAAAGCCAAGTCTTTGGGGTTATAAATCGCCACAACAACAGAAGAAAAAAAGAAAGGGTTAAGTTTTGTATCAAAGACTATCCATATACTTGCTAAATAGGTATAACTGTGTTAGTATTAACACATACGTTCATCCCCGTTGAGGGGACGCAAGTAAGCCGACTCGGAACGGAATCGTTCATCCCATGATCCCATTTATTATTGCTACTGCCTTTACCTGTGAGGATGCTAATACTCTCATCTCTAAGATGCAGACATATAGAACCTCTGAGGAACACAAAACTGAAATGATTCAGATTGTGAAAGATAGTGTAACTGAACCAGGATGTTGGGACGCAAAAGCCGACTAAAGGAACGGATTAAAAACCCAACTACTTTAGGAGTAAATCCAATGGCAAAAGTTACTTACCGTGGTATCTCATACGATACCGAAAATCGTCCTAATAAGACTGTAAGAGCAGCAGAACATGTAGAGACATACCGTGGTGTATCGTTTCTTGTAGATGCTGAAGGACACAAACGTGTTCTATCTACCGTCTAATAGGTGTTAATAACTTAATAATGGAGGGTCTATTGACAGACCCTCTTTTTTTGTGTAAAATATATAAAAGTGACATTATATTATGGAGAGAGACAAATTAAAATTAATAGTTCGCAATTTAGAACTATTAGTTGATGCACTTAAAGCAGAAGTCTATTCTGATGTAGATGCATATAGAAATTCAAAAGCATTTGAATCTCCACCAACAGATTATGACGAACTCTATGATGACGATGATGGGTATGCAGACTAATGGCTACTAGAGCAAAAAGACTTATAAGAATGCTTAAAGTTTTAATTAAATCTGAGCATCTATATACCGATGAGCAAATTAAAGACATGAAATCACAATTGCGAGTTATTGAACAAGAACTTGCAGAAGCAAGAAAATCAAAAGGATTTGGAAAATGAATGTAAAATTTGTTAGTGTCACACCTGACGCAGAAAAGACTATGGGTTACATTGCCCGTGTATCTAACCCTGCTAATCAGGATAATGAAAAGTATGCTGGACTGCTAAGATATTGTATCAAGCATAATCATTGGAGTGTATTTGAACAGTCTTCTATGTCATTAGAGATAGAGACTACCCGTGCTATTGCTGCACAGATATTACGTCATAGGAGTTTCACATTCCAAGAGTTTTCTCAAAGATATGCTGCGAGTACTGCATTAGGTAAGATTGAATTACCAGAACTACGTAGACAAGATACAAAGAACCGTCAGAATTCTACTGATGACCTAGATGGTGATTTAGTTGAAAAACTTAATCGACATATGGAAACTGTTTTTACTGCTTCTACTAATCTTTATATTCAGATGTTAGAGGCAGGTGTTGCCAAAGAATGTGCAAGAATGGTACTACCACTTGCAACTCCTACTAGAATCTATATGACTGGTTCATGTCGTTCTTGGATACATTATATTAATCTAAGATCTGCACATGGTACACAGAAAGAGCATATGGATATTGCAGCAGCATGTAGAGGAATTTTTGTAGAACAATTTCCTGCTGTATCAGAAGCACTAGAATGGACGAGTGAATGAAACCTCAATACTTACCAAATGATGGATACATTGCAAGTGCTCTAACAGGAGATTTATTTGAATCTTTACTTGAAGAGGGTTTAAGATGTGAGAACAATAAAAGTGTTTCTACTGGTCTTCAAACTCCTGATGGAGTAGAGACCTGTCCTCATTATGGAGTGTCTGAAGAAAATTGTGAAAAATTATTTGCATTTTTAGCACCTTATGTTGAGACATATATGGAACAATTTCCATATATTAAATCTATTGGGATATTAAGTAGTGATTGTCCAATAACATTTGGTGAACCCTGGTTTAATTTTCAAAAACCAAATCATTATCTCCCTATGCATATGCATGATGGAGTGTTATCATATTCAATTTGGTTACAACTTCCTGCTAGTTCTGAGTTTATATTCTCATATGCTACAATAACAGGAAGATCATCTGATTATCGTATTAATCTTACTCCTACTGAATCTGGAAAATTTTTACTTTTTCCTTCTACATTAAATCATGCGGTACATCCATTTAAATCGGATGATCCAAATGAGACTAGAATAGTACTTTCTGGGAATATTTTATTTCAGGGAGTTGCGGAATTAATTAATTCCAATCAAATAAATAACTTTACATGACTTTATAATTATGCCTACATACCCTGTTAAAAACTCAAAAACTGGTGAAACCAAAGAGATGATTATGTCTATGAAAGCATATGATCAATGGAGAAAAGACAATCCTGACTGGGATAAAGATTGGTCCAAAGGTGTTGCTGGAGTTGGAGAAGTTGGAGAATGGAAAGATAAATTAAGGAAAACTAATCCAGGATGGAATGAAGTACTTCAACGGGCAGGAAAAATGCCTGGTTCGTATGTGAAACCTGTTTGATGTCCAAAAAAAGAAATGGAGATCAACCTATAGGGGTTGGTCTGACTGCAAAGCAAATGAAAAGAAAAAAACCAGTAAATGCTGACTATCTAGTTGATATACAGCCAATTACTGAGAATCAAAAAGTTTTATTTGATTCCTATACCAGTGGAAAGCATATCATTGCATATGGTGCTGCTGGAACAGGAAAAACATTTGTTACCTTGTACAACGCACTTAAAGATGTTTTAGATGAAAACACACCATATGAGAAAATTTATATGGTTAGGTCTCTTGTTGCTACCCGTGAAATTGGCTTTCTTCCTGGTGATCATGAAGACAAGTCCGACATTTATCAAGTCCCTTACAAGCATATGGTAAAGTATATGTTTCAGATGCCCTCTGATGCAGACTTTGAAATGCTTTATGGAAATCTTAGAGCACAGGATACAATTAAGTTTTGGAGTACCTCATTTTTAAGAGGAACTACACTTGATAAAGCAATTGTTATTGTTGATGAATTCCAAAACTTGAATTTTCACGAACTTGATAGTATAATAACAAGGATCGGTGAGGACAGTAAAATTTATTTCTGTGGAGATGCTACTCAGTCTGATTTACAGAAAACAAATGAACGTAATGGTATTGTTGATTTCATGAAAATTATTCGATCCATGCCATCATTTGATCTCATTGAATTTGGTATAGATGATATAGTCCGTTCTGGACTTGTTAAAGAGTACCTTATTGCCAAAATTGAACAAGGTATGTAATGTTTAGTCATGTTGATTTGGATCTACAACCTCTTGAAAGAGAGCACGTAGATGGAGTTCGTTATTACAAAGTTCCTGATGAAGAAGAACTTATTAAAATGGTTTCTATTACTTCGGTAACTAGTCATTTTAATAAACAGATCTTTATTAATTGGAGAAAGAAGGTTGGTAATGAGACAGCAGATAAGATCACGAAAGCGGCTACACGTCGTGGAACTGATATGCATACTCTTACAGAACATTACCTTAAAAATGATGAGGAACTTCCTACTGTTCCCCCTATTTCAGAGTTTTTATTTAAGATTGCTAAGGGTGAACTTAATAAGATAAATAACATATACGCTCTGGAAGGACCGCTATATAGTAGGCAATTAGGAGTTGCTGGAACCGTTGATTGTATTGCAGAATATGATGGCGAGTTAGCGATAATCGATTTTAAAACATCTAAGAAACCTAAACCAAGAGATTGGATTGAACATTATTTTGTTCAGGCAATGGCATATGGTTGTATGCTATACGAAATGAAGGGTATACCCATCAAAAAACTTGTAATTATTATGGCGTGTGAAAATGGAGAATGTGTCGTCTATGAAGAAACTGACAAAGCAAAGTACATCAAACTTCTCGGTGAATACATTAGAAAGTTTGTTGGAGATAAATTGGAACTCTATGGAACCGAATAAAGAATTAGAAAAAGCAATTGAGAGTAAGTTTTTGACTCCTTCTAAATTTGCTATTGAAATTGAGAAGATTGTTGCGAACGAAGATCTCAATTATATTGATGCAATCATACACTATTGCGATATTAATAGTCTTGAGGTAGAATCAGTAACGAAACTTATTTCTAAACCTTTGAAAGAGAGACTGAAGTGGGATGCAACCCGTCTTAACTTTATGAAAGCTACATCAAGGGCGAAACTCCCTATTTAATGAAAGTGACTCCATTTGAGACTTATCAATCTTATCTCTCAATGAAAAGTCATTTTACTAATCCTAAATATGACTTTTTTAAGTATGGTGGTAAGTCTCGTGCAACAGTAACATCCTTTAATAAAAGAAAGGATAAGTACTGGTTCGAGAAGACATCTAGAAAGTATTCTGATGAGCAAGTGCTAGACTTTCTTCTAGCAAATTTTGTAAATGCTGACACCCCACAAAACTTATGGATAGGCGAGATAATCAACTCTGGCGAAAGAACTTACGCAGAGTGGATGAGACGGAGACAGAGTTTGACTTATATTTTCAAGGAGCAGTCCGAGAAATTACTCTCAGAGAGCGACTTAGAAACAGTATTCAGTTGCTCGAAGGGACACCCATTAGTCCTAAAAAGATATCTGGGTGGAGAGATATCGTTAGAAACGCTTACCATACTGGAAAAAGTCTTTTCTTTCGTAAAAAGATTTGATAAGAAATTATCAGATCCTGTGTGGGAAACCGTAAGTCTTAAAATTAAGAAATACAGTCCCTTCATAAATATTAATGTGTTCCAATACAAAAAAATCTTAAAGGAGGTTATTAATTATGGCTCTTAAAAATGAAGAAGTTCTTGAAAATTTGAAGAACCAACTAGAAGAAGTGACAAAACAGTTAAATACATTAACTGAAACCCGTATCAAACTTCTTGGTGCTGTTGACGTTCTAGAACAGATCGAAGATAGTAAAAAAGAAGAATCTGACGAATCTAACGACTCAGTAGAAGCTGAAGTTGTGGAGGAGGGGAATTAATGGGTAGTTTCTTTAATTCGGAAATTGTTCTTGAACAATTGAAAGAAATTAATGAATTACAGGCTGAAATATATGGCAAAGCATTTGCTTTACACTCAGCATCCCCAGATTCCTTACGAGAACATATTGAAAAGATGGAAACGCTGCTAGAAAAGCAGCGTTTAATGTATACTAGGTTATCCTTATCGGATGATCCAGAAGCACGTAAAATGAAAGAGCATTTAGAAAAATCAATTACCATGTTGGGATTCCCAGAAGGTACTGATATGAACATGCTATTTTCAGGTATGCAAAATACCATTGCTTCTTATAGAGAACGTATTGACTAATCTTTCAATCTTTGTTATAATCTAAACATCCAACGAATCCAATTAATCCGAGGTATCCAAATGTCTTTTAAAGACCTTAAAAAGCAATCAAAGCTTGGCTCTCTTACCCAGAAACTGGTTAAAGAAGTCGAAAAAATGAACAACAACGGTGCATCAGGTGATGACCGTTTATGGAAACTAGACGTAGACAAAAGCGGTAATGGATATGCCGTAATA